TAAGCACGCGACAGCACGCGTGGATTAAGTGCGAGAGTGGCGGAATGGCAGACGCGCTAGACTTAGGATCTAGTGGGCAACCCCCGTGAGGGTTCGACTCCCTCCTCTCGCACCACTGTTAAACAAGGGTTTGAGGAATAACTGCTAAGGAAGTTTATGGAAAATAAGACTGAAAAGTTGCCAAACAGTTGCCAAGAAAACCGGGAGAGAAGCCATGAGGTCGGCCAGTGAGTTCACCAGGGCTGTCCATAACTTGGACGCCCATCTAAAAGCAAAAGGACCTTACTCGAAGTAAGATCCTTTGCAGGAAGCAATAGTCAGAAGGGGTCGGCTATCTCCCTACCCCTTAAGGGGGTGTCACTACTGGCACTGCCTTTCGACAAGCTCATTTGCTTCCGCTACGCTCATAACATAACTCCTGGTCGGCCTCGTGTCTTTTACATACTCCACCAGTCGCCGTATTGCTGGGTCATTAGAATCATACATCCGGCCAATGACTACAAAAGTGCGCCCCGTTTCTTTAACCGGGTGAACCAGAACCTCCACGTTGCCCATGTCCGCACGTAATACCACTACTGACATTACTTTGCCTCCTCCTCTTTATTCTTTTTAAGCAAGCCGTTTAGAGTGGCTGCTGCTGCTTCATCTAAGCCGGGGGTCATATGAGAGTAAAGATCCAGGGTCATTGTGATAGAAGAGTGTCCTAAGCGCTCCTGGACAACCTTCGGGTGAACACCTCGCGCCAGAAGTAGGCTTGCATGGGTATGTCGCAAGTCATGCAGGCGAACCTTCGGCAACCCTGCTTTTTCAAGTATGTGCTGGAATCGTTTAGTAAACTCTCTGGGGTCTATCTTGGTCCCGTCAGCCTTGCAAAAGACAAGGTTGTTCTTCTGATACGCTTCACCTAGAAGCAACTGCTCTTTGGCCTGTCTTGTCCTGTGGGCTTTGAGTTCTCGAATAGCATCATCAGTCAGGGTAAGCCGGCGCCTTCCGCGCTTGCTCTTCGCGCTATCTTCTAGATGTAGGCCGTCATCTAGTATCAATAACTGACGCCGGACAACAAGGACCCCCTCCTCTAGGTCTACGCAATCCCACTTGAGGCCACAGACCTCCCCACGCCTCAGGCCGGTTGTAGCTACAAGCACAAAAGCGGGGAAGAGGCGATCCTCTTTCGCAACTTCAAAGAATTTCAGAAGTTCATCTTCTGTTAGGGGCCTCATCTGCTTATTCCTTATCACCGGCGGGCTTGTCGCATCAGCCACGTTTCGGGGTAGAATACCTTCCCTGACAGCTTGTTGTAGTGCCTGCCTAATAATGGCGTGAAAGTAGCGAACCATCCGAGTAGAAAGACCACCTTCTTTGTCGTCAAGCCGGCCAGACTCCAGCTTCTCGTTATAGAAGCCTTGCAACATATGGGGCTGTAGCTTTGCCAGTGGGATATTGCCGAGGGAAGGCTTTATGTGAGTCCTGATTAACCGCTCATAGCTTTCATATGTAGAACGCTTCAGTTCGCCTTTCTTATACTGGGTCATCCACCTATCCAGCCATTCGCCTAGACTACATTCAGCCGGCTCAATGTATGTCCCAGTAGCTAACTCATGCCGAATCCGGGCTATCTCATCAGCAACCTTCCGCTGTGTCTCATGGATAACAGTCTTTCTCTCACGCTTGCCCGTCTTAGGGTCATACCTTACAGTAATCTGGCCCGCCCACTTGCCGTCCGGCCGTTGATAAATACTACCTTCACCGGCCCCGCGCCTTCTTTGTCTGGGTCTAGCCATCTTGGGATACCCTCTTCAAGCCGTAGAACCTAAGAACGTAATCCGGCACTGGGACGGCGCTTTCAATCTTATCCGGGTGATAACCCTTATATGGGGTTAGAGCCTCCAGGTCAACGTTCTTGAAGGGGTTCACCGGGAAGCACCCCATCACACCGTCTATGCGTTCTACAACCACAAGGTTCGCCATTTGCTTCAAATGCCACGCGCCTCGAATTTCCTGCCGTTCGGGTTCTCCGGGCCGGGTCAGCTTCTCCAGGGCCTCTTTAGGTATGCGCCACTCCCGGCCTATGCTTGCACCTTCAAGCCTGCCGTCTTTTAACATTCGTCTAACGGTGGAATCAGATACTTGCAGATACTTAGCCACCTGCTCAATCGTCAGAAGATCAGGTAATTCAACCATCACTTGTCACCTCCACCAAGAGTATATCATCAATGAATATAATTAGTCAAGACTTATCATATGTCCCACCCTAACCGCTCAGCCACTATCTCCAGCGCCTCACGCTTCCAGCGGTTATATGTGCTTCGGCTGATATTTAGCTTTCGACAGACGCCTTCAACGTCATAACGGCCATTAGACCAATAGGTCAGTTCAATCAGTCTGTATCTGCCAGGGTCCGGGTTTGCTTTGAGAATGCGAATCATACGCCTAATAGCGTCTACCCGCCGGCGAAGTTCACGCACTTCGGGGGATTCCATCATCTTGAGGGCTTTCTTTGCAGTGGGGTCACTGTGCCCGGTAGTCTTAACTAGGTCGATGTAAGCACCCGGCGAATGGGGGCCGGCGATCTCTTGCTCTATTTCTTTAAGGCTCTGAAGGGTTTCGGGGTAGGCTCGAATCTCGGCTTCAATCAATCGAATGCTTGCCCGACGAATTTCACGGCCTCTCAATCGCCTCCCTCCCTTGAAAGGACTATGTGAAACGCGCAGTCCCCCTCGAAGTGAGGGTTACTGGCCATGCTATACCATTCAACGCCTGCTAATCGGCGCTTAAAATGCGTTTTAGAGGCTCGGTTTCTGGGGATTATAGCAGCGGGCCGGCTGTCGTGTCGGGTTAGGTGATTAGCCTTCCGAAACCGCCGGCCCTTTGCCTTGAAGGAGGAAACGAACATCAGCGAAGGGAGAGCCAGCCCCTTGGCCGATGTTCTATATCACCGGGCGTGAAGGTCCCGGCAATATACTTTTAAGCAGCACCTGACTTTATCTGAAGCACCCTTAGCGCATCAGGCCAGGCAAGCTGTATATCGGTTCTGAATATAGCCCTGAATGCCACAGTGTCCTTGTAGAATCCAATGGCGTCATTTCTCTGAATGTCAATGCCGATCTTGTCGCCGATGTAGACGGCTCTCTGGAAGTCTCCCACCATCAGAACATCGTCACCGGCTGACAAGTCTCCAGGGAAGCCCTCAGCCAGATAGAGGGGTCTACCCAGAAGAGTATTGCCCAGTCCTGTCGTGAGGTCTGGGACCATTAAATACTGGCCATTGCCGTCTTTCATCTTCCTGAGTTCGGCTTCCATAGCGCTATTGCAGACGAAAACGGCGTTCCGGCGGTACTTTGAAGGAAGCTCGGCCCACAGAGTCAGAATGTCCTCCACGTCAACGCCGGTAGTCTCAGCAGTCTCCACTCTTTCAATAAGCGGTTGCTCGGACGCATCCTCTGCCGTCAGAATACCCAACAGGTTCGCGTCAACACCGTCACCATTCCAATACTGATCTTCAAGCAGTTCGCCGATTTCGTCAATGAAATGCTGTGCCAGATAACCGGCAATGTCCACGCCCGCATCCTGTAGAAGTTCGTTAGAGACCTCTACAAGGGCTGCTGCTTTCTTCGGCGTGATGATAACCTGGTCGAAGGTCAGGTCATAGGGGGCAATAGGTTGACCTTCAAGCACCATAGCAGCGCCGGCTCCACCGGTTCGCCTGGGATAAGCCACGGCCTTCCCACTAATAGGCGGTAAGATACGCGCTATCTGTCGCATGACAGCAACATCAGCCAGGCCGTCAATGATCTCCTTTGCGAAGTCCACCGGGGCCAAAGCAGCGCCCTTTGTCTCGCTTGATACCATTAGCGGGGTCGCAGTCGGCGATTCTCGAAGTTCACCGGTCCTCAGGAAATGATTGAACCTTGCACGCTCTTCCACTTTGCTATCAGTTGTAATAGCAACTGTCGGCACTGTCCGGGTTTCTTTCTCTTCCATACGGGTAACCTCCTCAGTCTTGTTCTTTTCAGGCTCGGTAGCTCTGTTCTCTTTATCTGACATGTCAATAACCTCCTGAGCAGTTTTCTTGTAAGCCTCCAACGATCTACACGTCACCGCACTTGCCGAGTATGCAGCAAACACCGCCGGGCTGATTTCCCAGAGTTCAGCCTCTAAGATTGTCCGCTTATATATCCCATCATTGTTGCTCCACTTGTCACACTTGACCACCATTCCGAAACTCACACCGTCCACGTCACCGCGCCTTATTGACTCCCAGGCGTCCCGGCCCGTTTGGGTGTCAGGCAGATCAAGGTCAAAAAGCAGCCTCTCTTCGTTTGACGTAAGCCTCAGGGTCCGGTTCTTAGTCCCGCCTAGCACCTGGCTTGTGTCGTGGGACCACAAGGCAACCACGTCCCGGGCCTTCAGAGACTCGTCAAAGCAGCCAGGGGCCAACTCCTCAACGAATTCATCACCCCATATGTCCCTTAAGACCTCAGACTCCACGCCGTAGGGAACGTGGCCCGCTACGGTCCTCATGCCGTTCTCCTCTGCCCGGGTCTCTAAGGTTACCGGCAAGGACCTAATTTCACGCTCATTCATTCGCTGTCTCACTCTCCTTTGTCGCTCCGCTAAGTAGCGCCATGTTCAAGGGCCGGAATAACTCGTCACCGCCCTCAACTTCCGGCAGGTTCTCAAGCCTTCTGACTTCGTTCACGCTCAGGAAGCCTGCTGAAAGTCCTACACGGTATGCCTCATAACGGCTCTTCTGATCCGTTCGTAACAGGTCGCCGGTTGTGAATTCGCAATACAAGCCACTATCACCCAACAAGGACCGCTCAAAGGCTTGCTCTATCCTCGTCAGCCATGGCCTTAGGCTATGAGTCAGAAACTCCAGGTTCTGTGCTTCCTGGCTCAAATAGGAAGCCTTCTCCAGGTGTCCCAATAGCGCAGGCGGTACGCCGAAAATCCTTGCTATGTCTAAAACTGTCGCTTGGCGAGATTCTAGCCATTGACTGTCCTTATTTGAAAGAGATATGGGTTTAAACTCCATCCCTTCCTCAAGGACCGCCACTTTGCCGACGTTATCGGGTCCTGTGTATTTCTCACGCCAGGATTGTCTCAGTGTCTCCGCAGCTTCCGGCCCCAGGTGACCGGGATGTTGCAATACGCCTGATAGGTTTGCGCCATGCTGGAAAAAACTCTGCCCATGCCTGAGTTCTGCAATCGCACCGCCTAAGGATTCGCGGGCAAAGGTGATTGGACTCACGCCCCGAATGCCGTCTAGAGTGATTCCCAACACGTGAAGGACGCTCCAAGCCTGCAATTCTTGAGCGCCTTTCGTGGTGTGCACCCTATAAGTAATGGCGCCGGTCTCCTTGTCCTGTTCAATAGTCACCCTCTGCGGGTCCAAGGGCCATAAGGCCAAGCCTGCACGAGTCCTGTCAATGTAAGCATAAAAGTTCCCATTAAGGAGCAGGTGATTCATTATTAGTTCCTTGAACGTAAAAGGCGTCTGCATCGGGTTCGGCGCTTTGTGGAGTAGCTTATATACTTCGCTGTTCTCAGCTAACTCTCGCCCATCAGCGGTCCTTCGATAGACTTTCAAAGGTAAACTTGCTACTGCACCACTGAGCAATGTCACCGCTCTTAATGCAGCAGGCACGCCCAGGGCTGTTTCTCGCGTCACAGTCACGCCGGCTCTGGTCGATATGCCTAACAGATCCTGCCATCCTTCATCATCTTTTAGCGTCAGGGACCGCTTCTCGGGGCCTCTTTGGGTCCTTCTGAATATCTGCATTAGTCGGGTAATCATATGACCACTAACCCCCTTTCCTTGTAGACTGTCTGCTTCCGTTCTCGTAGCAGCGCCCTTGATATTGCAAGTATCAGGGCAACCGCGCCGTCAATTCTGTCTTTGCTCCTGGCCTT